TAGGACGGCGTCCTGTTCTGCGTACTGGCCGACGAATTGGGCGGGCAGCTTCCACATTTCACTTTTGGGATCGACGCCGAATTCGCGGGCCGCGGCCACCAAGTCTTTTTCATTCTTTGTTTGGCCGAGATAGTCAAAGCCCAGCGCATTCAAGCTGTAGCTAAACCGGTTTTCGTCCAAGATGTTTGCCGTCATCATGGTATCAATGATGCGGCCGTTGACTTCGAAGCCCATGGCGCGGCACCAGCCAAGGTCATACTGTGCGTTGTGCATCACCTTGTCGCTATCTGTCTTCAGATGCGCCTGAAGCCATCGATTGACGATGCCCTCGTCTACATTCCCGCCGCCGTAGTGGCGCGTGGGGAAGTATCCGGACCATCCTTCGGTTGCGACGGCGTAGCCAATGACTTCGCCGTCCTTTGTTGGCCAGCCGGGACCCTTTTGTTTGATGTTAGGGTCGCGCGTTTCCACGTCGATACACAAAGTTTTGGCATCGCGTAGGTCCGGCATCTCGGCTGGGGGAACCCACTCAGTCTTTGGTGGGAATAGGGGGAACTGCATTTTTGTTGTTTTCATCCTGCTCTCTTAGCCTTCTGCTTATTTGTTCTGGTGTTTCTTTGTCGCGAGCGACAAATTCTGCGCCGAGGGCCGTGTATCCTGCTTTATCAATCCAGCTGTCTGTGTGGTCTATCGTTTCCAAAAGTCGGCTGGTCTTGACCCAATCCATCATGAGTGCGACGTGGGCCGGGGTCAGGTAGCCGGTGTCATACATTGCTGCTCGTACAATGATGTTCCATCCTTCACAGATGCGGCCGTGGTTTTCGTAGGCATCGCCGTAGTCTCTGGCGCGGTCCCCGTTAATCAGCGCGGCGGCGCTGTCTAGGCATTCTTGTCTATTCATCTGCAACATCCACCAACCAGTTAATAAATGTTTGTCCCTTGTGTTGATAAATGCGCAAAGCCATGGAAGGGCCGTCGCGATTATCGCCCCCGTTGGGGTCTATGTGGCAAAACTCGCACCAAAAATGCAGAGTTAAGCCATGTCTGTGCGCGGAAGGGTTTAATTCCGATTGCTGGGGATCGTTTGGCCATGTGCGGGTAAAACCTTCTGCTGTTACTTCGGTGATCGCATCCGCGCCGTTGTAAAGCGTTGCTACGTTTTGGTGCAGACCGTTAGGCTCACCACAACACGGGCAGCACAAGATTTCATTGTGCGCTATTTGGATTGCTTCAATTTCATCTAGCATGGTACAGGGTATCCTCTCGTTACATCTTCCGGTTCCACGACATAAAGGTTTTGCCGTGAGCGTGTGACACCGACGTAAAAGACGCGGTGCATATCATCCCCAACTTCCTTTTGGGCCGCCGTGGATAAATCTGTAAACAAGACCACGTTGTCCGCCTCGCCGCCCTTGGCGCCGTGGATCGTGGACAGTTTAATGCGGGGCACGGCGTTGAACTTTTCCCCACGCCGCAGCAGGGACGTGATGTAGATTTTGTCTACGTCGGGCAGCTTGTCCAAAGCTTCGTGCCAGATTTTGTTTGGGTCTACGCAAAGGCCGTATTGCAGCTGTAGCGTCGGCATGTCGAACAGCTTATCTTTGTCCATCTCGCTAAACTTCTTGAAGCCGCGAGCCACGTGCTTGCCGTTGCCGGACATGTAGTCGTAGATGTTTTGGGCGGTCTTGCAATCGATCTTGCGATCCTTGCGCAGGCTTTCCCAACCGTTGACCGCGCTGCTTATCTTTTCCGGTATGGATCGGAAGCCGTTGCGCTCGAACAAATAGCCATCGTACTTCAGCTGCGTGGCCACGCTGGATAGCATGTAGTTTGCCTGCGCCAGCACCAGCCATTCGCCCTCGGACATGTCCACTTCTTGAATACCGTATATCTTGCGCACCATGCCGCGGTCCTTGCGCGGTAGGTACTTCTTGGGAAAGCGTTGGTGTATACGTTTGGATATACCCTCTGCCACCTTATGCACCTCAGACGGGATGCGGTAGGATTGCTCTAACACTTCGGAGCCGCCGTCTAGGTTGATGAAGTGTTCAACGTCTGCACCGGCCCACTTGTAGATCGCTTGGTCGTCATCGCCTGCGCAATACATGCGCTTGGCTCTGCTGTCCAACGCGTGCGCAATGTCCCATTGCAGGGGCGAAAGGTCCTGCGCTTCGTCCATAAAGCATAGATCAAACTCTGGGCAGTAGTTCACTGCGCCGTTTACAAACTCCACCAGCATGTCGGTGTAATCAATCAGGCCGCGGGCTTGTTTGAATTCTGTATAAGCGCGATTGACGTAGTCCACTTCTACCCACGTAAACTCAAGGTTGGTACGGTTGTACTCTTTGCGCAAGTCGGTCTTTTTGAGCCGCGATAGGTTGATCAAGTTTAAGATGGGATGGTCCGACGTCAGCATTTCCATGTCGTCGTCTTCCGACACTTTGCTGATTGTCAGACTAATCCCAATCTTTTTGGACAGATCGTCAAAGTCTTCCTTCTTCATTAGCTGCGTGTCACGGATGCCCAGCATAGAGTAGGCCAGCGAGTGCAACGTGCGGAAGTAAGGCAAATCCTTCTCTGGGTCGAGGTTGAACCGTTTTGCCGCCCTTTCCTTCGCTTCGTAAGCAGCTTTGCGAGTAAACGCCAAAAACGCGATATTGTAAGGCGAAACACCGTTTTGCAATGCAGTGTCCACCATATTCAGCAATGTCGTTGTTTTGCCTGTACCGGGCGGTCCAAATATCCGAAACATTAGAAGGGCGCCTCATTGCCTTGGCCAAAGTCCGGCGTGTCCAACGTCACATGCACGTTTTCAAACGACGGAATAACCCACACGCGCACCGCTTTGCCTTTGATCTTTACAACGGTGCTTTCCCCATTCCGGTCCCGCAGCCGCTGCGCAATCTTGTGCGTTTTGTACTCAAAGAATTTGTTCTTGCGCAAATGCGCCTCAAAGTCTTTCAAGCGGAAATACGTGCGCCCCTCGTCATCATCGGTCCAAGGGCGGCGAAGCAGGATTTCATCCCTGTCTGTCGCCTGCTGTAGGGTCGTGCAGAATTCTTCAAGATAGTCGTAGAATTGACCGTCTATCGATGCATCCTCTGACACTTCCACGACAGCCCCTTCGGTTTCAACCATGTCCGTGAGCAGTTGGTTGATGCGGGCTTCCCAGTGTTCCTTCTTCGCGGTCCGCGGTAGGTGGTTCAATTGCTCCACGCAAGCGCGCTGGAATTGCGTCTGGTTCATCAGTGCCTCGGTGTCTAGCTCCAGAGGCTCGCCGTTGACGTCCATAAACCACACAGGCGGGATAGAGTTGTACTTGCGCAAGTTCGCGATTGTAGCCCCGCTCACAGCGGCTCCTATGCCAAACTCTCGGGTACGGCATAGCTCCGCGTTGCAGTAGCTGCTGATGGGCGCGTCTTTGCACTTGTAGGCGTAGTCTTTCTTTTGCAGCTGCTTGGCCACAACGTTGACTTCACTGAGCGGTAGCGGCGGATCAAGGAACTGCATGTTGTACGTCAGGATTTCCGCTTCCCAGCTGTCTGGGTATGCCTTGCGCAGATAGACGCCAAGGTTAAACAAGCCGTTGTTGCGGCCGCCCTCAGAGATTTTCTGCTTGGCCAAGATTTGCAGGCACGGTGGCCCCTTGGGCAAGAGTTCGTCAGGCTTTTCATCCACGGTCAACGCTTGCAGCTGCTCGCGCGTTTGCACATGCGCGGCGTGTAGCTCAAAGAATTCTTCCAGCGTTGCGGCAGTGCCGTCATCGTTGAACGCATAGCGCAAGCCCATTTCCTGATCATAGTAGGGTAGGTTCAGGAAATTCCCGACGTCGCCGCGGTCCAAGAACAATTTCACTTGCTTTGGAAATACCTCGCAGCCGCCATAGCCCAGCGCCGCAGAGATATGGTTCAACACGTCCTGCATTTCCTTTGCCGGGACGAACTGGTCCACGAACAGGAACAGGTGAGCGCCGCCTGATTTAGAGCGGCAAACCACCAGCGGCAGCTTGATCTTGCGAATGCGGTCAATAATATTCTTGTGGTCGAGCGGGTATTGATCGATGTCAATGCAGCCCCACTTCACCTTGTTTTCTTCGTTTATTGGGATGATGCCAATGCTCTGCCCTTTACCAGACAGGTGGCCTTCCCAAAGCCCCGTGGTCCGCGGTTCGCGCACGACGGTTGCTTTCCCTGTGTTTTTACCGTTCGCCTGTTGTTTATTGATTTTGTATGTGCCGTAGGCTTGCGCCAGACCATCAAAAATTTCGGCAAACTTTGTTGCGTCAGACATACTGTTACCTCAAGAAGATTAGTGGGCGGTTCGCAGAACCCGCCGCCCGTCGGGTAGTCACAGGGCCATGGAGAACCCTTTCTGCATTACTTAAAACGGAATGTCGTTTCCGCTTTCGCCATCATCTTGAGTATGTTTGACATTGACGTCACCCGCCATGACGGATTTCGCAAATTCTTTGCCTTGGCCGTAGACTGTTACGTCCGTAACTTGGCCTTCAAGGGACACGTCCCAGCCATGCCAGCTGCCCTTGCTGTTTTCCTCTTTCATGGACTTCAGCTTGTAGACGTGGCTGAAGCGCGGCATGACAAAAGGACGGCCGTCTTTTGACGTTGCCATGCGGCCTTGGATCATGCTGTTCCACTTGCGTGACTTCTTCAGCTGCGTGGACTTCATGGCAATCAACGCAGGCTGCGCGTTGCCGTCGTCATCAAGAACAAGCACGTAATGCTGGTGCGTGTCTTCGATGTAGGTGCCTTCGCCGCCAACCACATACTCGCGGTTGTCGTCCTTTGAACGCTCGGTCTTGGGCCGTGGTTCGTCAGGCGAGAAGATGTTTACGGGTGCACCGGACCCTGTGCCACGTGGCGCCCATTCGATAAAGCGACGCTGGTATGCGCAGGGAATGACGCGGATGCCGTCGGCACCTTTGTACAGATCACCGGTCACGGTGTTGTAGATGTCGCCTTTGCGGGCGTCGTCTAGTTCGTCCAGCAGGGGATCAAGACCAGACAGGATTTTGAGGAACGGCAGCGCCAGATCGTCTTGGGTGATGTTTTCATTACCTAGACCGGCATCCTCTTCAAACATTGACGGATCAAACGTCACGATGGACGCGGTTTCTTTTTTTGCAACAGCTTTAGCCATTATGCTTTTCCTTTCTTAATCGTCGCGCGTTCTCCCACAAACGCACCAAATAAATCCATTGGGAATTCATCCCCACTTTCCACGCGTTCACGCACCCATGCACGCAGGGTAGAAGAATGAACGCTTTCGTTTTGCTCGGGGTAAAAGCCAAGTTTTTTCGCTGCGGAAATCATATCCGCTGCTTTTTGGTCTTCCCCGCGGCCAAAATTACAGGACACGACGTTCTTAATTATGTCATCGTATCCATTGTCTCGCAGCCACGCAAAGGCTTCTTCTTTACGAGGCACCGGGATTGATGCACCGTACAAAGGTTTGACGTCTACCTTTGAA